CTCCAACGTGTTGCGCAACCGCAACGTGCCCGCCGAGGCAATGCGCGGGCAGGCGTTTCTTGCAAGTCGGGCACTGTCAAACAAATTGATTGACAAGGTGGCTACCGAGGAGCTAGCCTACGCGCGACTGTTGGCGCTTGTGGGTTAGTGCTGATGTCCTTCATTTCACCTTAACCGCCGCTCAGGTTCCACGCCTGCGCGGCGTTTTGCTTTACGTCGCGGCCATTGGTATATGGAGCTTCCTAATACCCTCGCCGAGGCGCTTGAGGCGCTGACTGTCGCCCGTGCTGACGCGCAGGCGTTTAACGCGCTCACCGCCGAACACACTGCGACTTTAGCCGCACTTGCTGCAACGCAAGCTGATTTAAGCGCCGCCGTGTTGGCGTTTCAAAATCTCAGCGCCGAGCACACTGCAACTCTGGCCGCTATGGCCGCTGCCGAACTTGATGCCGCTGCCAAGGCTAACGCGATTGTGGCAAATCTTGGCGTTGAGCCCGTTGCAATCATTGCCGCTGAAGGCGCACCAAAGACGGCAAAGGAACTCTGGGCTGAATATAACGCGCTTCCCGTTGAAGCACGCAACGAATTTTACACGAAGCATCGTGACACCCTCCGCAGCTAAACCACTCTAAACTAACACTATATGTCCAACACAATCGCAGGCGTAAATCTCGCCCAAATCGCTCAGGAGTCGCTTCCTGCGCTTCAAGCTCTCTTCGCTCCACTCGGCGGCATTACAACGGATTTCTCTTCCGACATTGCTGATCGTGGTGCGTCTATCACAACCCGTTATCCAGTAAATGTTACCGCTCAGGATCTTTCGTCTGGGTTTACTAGCACTGGAGTCACAACTGTGGCCAAGACGATAAGCCTCGACAATTACCCTGGGTTTGTCTATGGCTTCACCGACCTAGAAAGATCCAAGTCCTCGATCAACCTCAACGATTTGTTCATGCAGCCAGCAATGCAAGCCGTTGGCGAAAGCATGTTTGGTACGTTGTGGAATTTGGTGACCGCAGCAAACTTTACCTCGACTCCGCTTACGTCAACTGCCTCAAACTTTGACCGCTCGGACTTGGCAGACCTTCGCGCACAGTTGAACACACAAGGAGCCCCTCAGCAGGGCCGCGCTGTTGTTCTCTCGCCTGCGTATTTTGCTAGCTTGCTCAAGTCTCTTAACACGGCTGAGTTTCCTGGCTTCATTGCGCAAAAAGCTGAAGGCTTCATTCCTCGCGTTGCTGGTTTCGACGTTTACGAATCAACGCTTGCAGACGCAAACGGCGAATACCTCGCAGGGTTTGCGTTCCACAAGTCGGCGCTTCTGATGGCCGCTCGCAGTGTTAACGCTGACGGCGCTGTCCAGACCGGAACTGAAATTCAAGACGTCGTTATCCCTGGTCTAAACCTTCCGGCACAATTCAGAAGGGCATATGATAACCGTCAAGCGGAATTATGGTATTCTTTTGGCGTATTATTTGGCGTCCAGAAGGGCCGCTCTGAAATGGGCGTGCGTATCGTCTCGCAGTAAACTTAATCTTAACCGGGGCGGGGGTTTAATCGCCTCCGCCCTTTGAACTATCCCCAATTATGAGCGCAAAACTGACAATCGTCACCCGCGACAACGAAGTGATCCTGACCTCGGATAATTACGGCGAGGCAGTGGAGCTTTACAAATCTTGCGACGACGCCGGACTGATTCGGCTTTTTATTCTAGCCGAGCCAGACCGCGAAAAACGTAACAAGCCGCAGGCAGTGGCCCCCGCTGCCAAGCGCAAGAAAACGGACTAATGGGAATGTGGTTCGATAACGCAGCAAATGCACTTGCTCAGTCCTTGGACTTTATGGGCGAGGAATTTGACTACCTTGGAAACACTTACAAGGGCGTCATCAACGAAACCAATACGTCGGAAGTTCTTAATTTTGGCGGGTTTGAAACGCATATCAGTTGCGAGATCTACATGCAAAAACGTGGCTTTCCAACACCGCAGAAAGGCGACCGCCTGACCATCCGTGGCGTTGAACGTCGCATTGTGCGGACCGCAGATCACCCGACCGCGTGGAGCATTTACCTGGAGGACGTCTCGCGATGATTGGCGGCATTTTAGCGGCAGCTATTGCAGACGCGCTTAAGGCCGAGTTCCCCGACGTTTACGTTGGCGAGCCGCAGGACAACGAGCGCGTGACCTCGCCAGCAATTCTATTGCAGCTCCGCTCAGATGCGGTTGTGGGCTCGCCGCTCGGACGCGGACAATTAACCGTTATTCCCTGCTCGCAGGCCGACGACACGACACCAGCGGCTCACATTGAGTTTGTGGCGGCTGTGGATACATTCATGCGCACCATTTCGATTACTTCAACCGTCGTGCAGCTCGCCGGAATCGTTGCAGTTTCTGACGACTCCGCGCACGCCGAACGACACTGGCAAACTCCATTACAGTACATAGTTGGATTCTCACCTGTTTAATTTTATGGCTATCACATTCGGAGCCGACGCATTCGGCGTAACACCACCAAGCGGTTACTTACAAGAGTCTTCGCAGGAGAAGACGATTGAAATTGCAACTATCCGCAATGAAAACGGGCAAGTAATTGTTGCGCAGGCAAAACCAAGGTCTGAAACAAAGACCACGGTAAAAACCAAATCTGATGCAGTTCTGGTTACGGTGCCACCAGGCAATTTCAGCGGAGCAACTTGCACCGAAGCAAGTCTTGCACAGACAAACGACGATTTTAGCACGTCCAGCGCAACTTACACTCTTCACGAATAATTTTATGGCTACTTTTGGAGTCACTCTAGTTACTGGCGGCGGTGGCATTGTCGAATCTGTAGATTTGACGCACAAAGCCGAATTTAAACGGCTAATCAATTCGTTGGGCGAACAATCTCAGACCAAAACGTACGATAGCACGTTTGAATTTTCGGCAAAAGGCCGTGGTACAAATCCTTACTCCACGGGCGTTGGCAATCTTGGACTTGCTTTAGCAACGGGAAAAGCCTTTGTAACCAAAGTTACTGCATCAACAAAAAATGATGACTTTAACGCGTGGGAAGCTTCTGGAATTAGTTACCCGTCAGCGTCTTAGGTTAATCAAACCAACCAATTATGATAAAACAGGGAAATACTTATCACATTGTCGTCGACCATGACGACGTTCGCCGCTCGCCTAACACGGACATGGCGGCGGCTTGGCATTCGCTCGGTGGCACGTTTGGCACGCCTCAGCTTGAGAAGGTCATGGAGGCAGGTAAGCCCTACGCCACATGGATTTTTGACGGCACGGAGCCAATCGTGTTTCCAGACGGAAAGATGACGTTTGAGGAGTTTCAAAAAGCGTGGAACTCGCTTGCATGGTGCCAGGCTAACGAATGGCATCCTGTGGCTGTTATGCGAGCATTTCGCGACAACTCACGAGACATGAAACGACAGGCGCACGAGATGGCAACGGGCATCCGTCTACGCAAAGGGTTGACTACAGCGGTTGTTTACGATCACTCCCCGGAATGGCTTAAACAGGACGCTGCACGGCTTGTATGAAAAACCCCTTCATTACTTCAACAACGCAACTCGGGCCGCTCGCGTTGCGCAATTTTGTAGCACAAGACTGCATAAATTTGGCTGAGTTAAATTTACAGTGCAGCGATTTGGAAACACTTTTGGCAATGGTCTGGATGGCCGCGCAACCCGTCGAGGACGTTGAGCAGGCAGTTGCAGACAACACCGCCGAGGGCCAGATTAAAAGCTTTGTTCGCACACTTCCTTTTGCGCTGATGGTGAAGGCCAAAAATTGGGCCATGAACCAGCAAGAAATGCAAGAGGACGCCAAAGTTGATATTATTGAACAAGGGCCGAGCATAGACATAAACACGCCCCCAAACTAATTGGGCCGGATTGGGTTGAGAATTTGGTACTCAATTTGGCCTCAGAAACAGGATGGAGCGAAGATCACATTTTAAGACGAATGCCACTAGCTAGGGCGTTGCGATATTGGCACGCAATGCTTTGGAAACGCGGAGTTTGGACTACAAAGAAATCAGCTAACGCATCAAAAACAATCGCTGAGTTGCTAGGCCAAATTCCCACAAATTCCGACGATGAATATCCAATTTGATATTTCCGAAGCAGAGGCAAAATGGGGCGTCGATACCATTAAGCGCGTGGGCGTGGGACTTGCAACAGGCGTTGGCCTTCCCTCCGCGCTTTCAATGTCATTCCTGACGTTTTTGCGAGACGTCCGCAGTGTTACCCCTCCGGCTAGTGGAGAGACTGTTGGGAGCTTGTCATATCGCAAGGGGCGGCTGGCAATCACAATTGATTTACTCAAAGCGTTCAAAGTAGTCGCTCCATCATCAAAACTTGCGAGCAACACAGACCGAGCTTATTCGTGGTATCAATCAATTCGCGGATCAAATGGAAGACCAAGGACGACTGTCAAAATGGCGGTGACATTGCAGACGTTCAAAAAAATCGAAGCAACATTACATTCTCGCGTCGGCTATTTACAGGCAGGATGGAATTCGGCATCGAGTCGATTAGGACAGACAGTGCCAGCATGGGTTAACAAGTCAGCGCCTGGTTCATTTTCCGAGCGTAACGACGGACAACATTTTTCGATGAAAGCCACAAACGGCGTCCGATACGCGGGCAATATGGCCGATATGGAAAAGGCGATCCGTTACGCGCAACGTCGGGCTACATTTCGGCTTGAAAAAGCGGCACAAGCAAAAGCGCAAGAACTCCTAAACAAGGAAATTAAAAAATGAGCACCACCGCTGAATTAGCTTTAGACGCCAGTCGTTTTGTCCTTGGTCTGTCAAATGCAACCGTGGCCGTACAACAATTTAAAGGAGCTGTGGGTGAGGTTGAAGGCATGAATCGCTTAAAAGCTGCGGCGTTTACCGCAACAGCGGCTGTGGTAGCTGCTAGCGTCGCATTTGTGCAGGGAGTTCGATCCGCAATTTCTCTCGGCAACAGTTTGCAAGAAATATCGTACAACGCTGGGTTAACTGTCCGACAAATGCAAACACTTGGCGAAGCATTG